ATGTCTACATCATCTCAAACTGTAATGAACCTAACTGATAAGGTATTACAAATAACATACTTTAAGAACAAAGTAAACGAATTTAAGGGTATTAATAGACAACTACCTGATGGGTATCAACCCAAAATCAGCATTGAGATTATTGAATCATAATCCCACTTTTTTCATAACACATATTTATAGACATACAAAATAATAAAGTATGTCAACAGATTTCGAGTTATTTAAAGGAAAAAATCTAAGTTCTCTATTTGAGGACATTTATAACAACCAATTAAGCAAAAAGCAAAAAATAAGCTCTTTAATAGAAGAATTAAAGAAGATGATAAAACATGCGGGTGATGTTGCATCTATCGGTCCTATACTATCATCATTGATAGATAGTTCAGTTAAGAACGATGACCAGTTAGTTAAACTGGCAACTATTGCAACTAAAATTATAGCCGCGGAAAAGAAAACCGAAGGACAGGATGGGTTCTTAACTGAATTTGAAAAAAATCAATTACTTAAAGAATTAGAGGAAACCAAACAAGAGGTAGAGAGAGTAGATGATTTAGAATTTGAATTAGAAGATTTAAAAAAGAAAATGAAATAATATGGGTCTTACTACCGATAGAATTAGTACATCAAACATATTATCAACAAATATTACCGAAACTTCTCAAAGTGATATCGGTGTTGTTTTTGATGTTATAACGGATGAAAATAATGAGTATTTAAAAAAATACGATGAAGGATATAGATTGACTTTCATAGGGGCTATCATTTATAGAACTTTAGATGCATTTGGTGTTTCTAAAGATGATATACCTATTGCATTACCGGTAGATGCAACTAAAAAAGATTTACCAACTATCAATGAGAGAGTGCATATTATAAAGACCGGATTAGGTATTTTTTATAAAAGAATGCAACCAACCAATGAAACACCTAATTCAAGTGCGGCCATAAATGAGATATCATTAAAGATACATCCAAAACAAAATTCAACACAAAGTGCACCAAATTTACAATCATATAAAGAAACAGCTACAACCGGTATAACCAATAACGATAATACCGGTGAATTTAAAAAATATGATAAATTTGGAAAATACTTTAAATTCACTCCAAATATACATAAATTAAAATTATATGAAGGAGATTCTATAATTGAATCTAGATTTGGACAATCAATACGTTTTTCAGCATATAATAATAAAGCCGGTTCTACTCCATCATTTTCACCAACAATCATTATTAGAAATGGAGAGAGTCCACTTAATCAGGCTAAAAATGTAAATGTTACAATAGAAGAAGATGTTAATATGGATGGTAGCACGATTGCATTATCATCCAAAGATTATGAACTTCCATTTATTCCTGGTACATTGGATAAAAATGGAAAATCCGATTTTGAAACAAAACCAGAATCATTTGTTGATTATCCTGCAAAATTAAACGGAGACCAAATTCTTTTAAGTTCCGGTAGATTAATGTTTTCTGCTAGAAATGGTGAAATGATATTCTATTCAAAAAAGAATTATGGATTTATTTCAGATGGAAACTTATCTATTGATAATAAACTTGGAATTGATATAAGTGTAAAAGATAATATTAATATTGTTACAAATGACAAAGATGTTGTAATGGTTACTGGAAATGGTAAGATATTTTTAGGCAGTAAAGATTTAGAACCGTTGGTAAAAGGAAAACAATTAGTTGCAATTCTTGGTGAATTAATTGATGTTATAGGCGATATGCAATTCAAAACACCAGCCGGTCCTTCTGCAATAGGTTCTGAAAATAGAAAAGCATTTGGGGCAATTAAAGATAAATTAAATAATATTCTAAGTAATCAGAATCAAACTTCATAATTTATTAGTATGAGCAATATAGGAACTACAGTCATAAGTGGTATAACTTCAAACATAGCACCAAAACTAGAAGGCGCGGTTGGCGGCTTAACTTCACAATTACAAAACGCGGCAGGTATAAATTTAAATACGATTACGAGTGTTGTACCTGGTGATTTATCTGCATTAGCAGGGGGTGCGATAGGTGAGGCACAGGCACAATTGGGTAAGGCAAAGGAATTGGCGGATAAGCTTAAAAATATAAAAAAACCAACTATACCAAACTTTAAAGGTATAAAACCTCCACCATTTAAACCACTTAAAGAATTTAGACAACCTGCTTTACCAAAAACAAAAAAAGAATTAAAAGCCGAAAAAGAAAAATTAAAAGGTATGGTTGGTAAAGCTGCCGGTGGTATTAATAAGCTAAAAGATGCGGCAGCAAAAGCGCAAGGATTAGCATCACAGGCGCAAGGATTAGCATCAAAGGCGCAAGGATTAGCAGGAAATATACAATCACAAGTTGGAAATATAACATCACAGGCTCAAGGATTAGCAGGAAATTTATCTTCTCAAGCATCAAATATAGCCGGAAAAATTCAATCACAAATACCAAATTTACCAAAGTAATATGAGTTGGCAACTATTTAAAAATAATTTAATAAATAGAATATGTAATGCTAAACAAGTACCTGATATAGAGTATGTTGCTAAAGCATTTGCCGAAGAATATGATGCTGCGGTTAAGAGAGGTGGAACAATACCTGATAATATATCGGTTACAAAAGGTAACGTAGAGGCTATGCAAAAATTATTCGTTTCCGCTTTACAAAAAGGATTATCCAAAACTACTCCTTATGATTTAGTTGGTGAAATGGGAAGGGGTGTTAAAGCATATTGGACCGGTGCACAACTTGCACCATTTCCAATACCTTTACCAACCGCACCGCAAATTGCTACAAACGTAACTGCAAATTTGACAAGTGTGAGTAATTCTATTACAGCTCCAGGAAATTGGCCAGTTCAAGGAGATTTGGAAGAAACTAAACTAGAAGAAAAAAAGAAACAAGATTCTGAAAATAAACCTGCTAAAGAAAATAATGATAATGCCAAAAAGATTTTAATAGTAGGTGATTCTATATCTGTAGATGCGGGATATACTTGGTCATCATATTATAAAAAAATTAATAATAAAGCAGATGTTGAAATACTTGCAATTGGTGGTAAACAATTAACACTATGGATGAAGCCGGAATTAGAAAAGAAACTGGCTACAACCAAATATGATAAAGTTTACATATATGGTGGTACGAATGATATATTTTCCGCAAAGAAAGCAGAAAGGGTATTAAGTGTATTGCAAGGTATGGTAGATTCCGTAAATAAAACCGGTGCAAAAGCGATTGTAATTACTGGATATGATGGTGAACGAGATATGTTAATTGAAAATTTCCCATTCACTAGATATGTGAGGGTAAAAGAAGATTACATACCGTATTTACAGGAATATCAAAAATATCAAAGATTAATGGCATCAACGATAAAGGGTGCAACTATTGTTCCTATAATATCGGTAGGTGTAATAAAGGATGGATTCCATCCAATAACAGGAAGGCAACCAAAAATTTTAGGAGACCATATAAATAAATACTAAATGGCAGCTGTAAATCCAAATATGAATTGTGGGATACTGATAGATGAGTTTATCAGAATGGCTAGTCAGCATTTATTAACCGTAAAGGGTACAATAGTTACAACTGCCACATATTTGCCACTCGGTACACCAGCTCCATCTCAAGTTGCATGGACAGGATATAAAATAATGCCAACCGATCCAGAAGTTATAGAATTAGGTCAGCTTGGAGAACGAATTCTAAATAGTAATTACAAAGCTGGAAAACCAAAATCAACTAGAGTTTTATTTATTGAAGATGAGGATTTAGGAAGGGTACAAAATCAAAATGTTGTTTATCCAAATCTTGTAAAAGCCGATGGCACTACAGTTCAAAATTTTGGTGAAACGCTGCAAACAAACTTTACGGCAAAAATAGATGAAGCAAGAGCTGTTGCCGAAGCATATATGGGACAGCCGTTTGTTGATGACCAGGAATGGAGTAATTTTATTTCATTGGTAGCGGCCGAATCAACAGTTAATCAAACGGAACAGGCTTGGGTAGCAGCGGTAATATTAAATAGAACTAGATTAAGAATTTTACGAGCAACAACCGTCACACAAACTATAAATAAACCAAATCAGTTTGAACCGGTTACGGGTCCTGCTAGTAGTAGAGTTTGGTATTTAAGAGGTCCAACTCCGGCAAGAGAACAATCAATATTTGGTTCTATAAAAGAAATTTTACCAGGTGTAGATAAAGATTATATAAACTTTACATCAAATAACGATTGTGCGTATGTGAGATGTAGTGGTGGCGTACCTACTAGAGATGCGAATGGTAACGTTATACGAATACCGAATAGAGTTTATCAGTATCTTTTAGATTTAAGAGCAAAACCATCTTCCAAAGTCATCGGCGGTACTATATTTTCAAAATAAATTTATAGGTAATAATTATCAAACCTTAAAAAAATCTTTATTAGATATTTATTTACATAACAAATAAGAATGTATGAATACTGATAAATTATTACAAGCCATTCAAATCTTAGTCAAAGAGGAACTTAAACAACAACTTCCTACTCTTATTAAGGAAGCAGTAAGGTCTGAAATGAAGAAAGTATTGGCTGAACAAAAACAACCAAAAAATACTGGATTAAGTATGGCTAAAGCTATTTTAGGTGAAGAAAAGCCAAAAATAGTTGAAACAAAAGAAAAAGAATTTAGTAAAAATCCAATGATTAATCAAATTCTTAATGAAACTAGAACCGCTGCAGCTAGTGTTGATGGTGGATTCAGAACAATGAATTTTGGCCAAGGTGATATGGGTTCAATTGTAGGTAGAACCGCTATGGCTGAAAAAATGGGGTATGGTGAATTTGCAGGTGGCGGCCAGAGAAGTGGGTTAGGTGTACAAACCGGTGTTGCCGAATTAGATAAAGCTTTTAATAGAGATTATTCTGAACTTGTTAAACGATTTAAAAAGTAATGGCAGTAGTAGTAGGTCAATATTTTGTAGCAGACAATTCATCTTTGAGAGTTTTAAGTGATTATGCTTTAGGATTATCTATTCCTATGCAAATGGGAACTAACACGTTTTTTCAAAACTATGATTCGGTTGCACAATTAAAATCAAATGTAACTTTATTATTACGAACCAGACAAGGAGAAAGATTAAATCAACCACTTTTTGGTACAAAATTACATCGAATACTTTTTGAACCAAATGATGATGAAATGAATGATAAAATAACCGAAGCAATAGAAACTGCGGTAAGATATTGGATTCCAGAATTAACGGTTTCAAATATAGAAATAGACCAATCTAACGAAATGAAAGATAAAAATGAAGTTGGCGTTAAAATTAGTTTTACTGCCAAAGGAATTAATGCTGGATTTGATGTTGATTTTAGTATAAATAATAATAGTTAAGATGGCGTTAAGAAGTATAAATAAAAACTTTAAAAATAGAGGAAAAGATGTAAAATATCTTAATAAAGATTTTTCACAATTTAAAGAAAATCTTGTTGAGTTTGCAAAAACATATTTTCCAAAAGCTTATAATGATTTTAGTGATGCATCACCGGGTACTCTTTTTATAGAGATGGCTGCATATGTAGGAGATGTACTATCGTATTATATTGATGATACGTTTAAACAATCCTTAATGTTATATGCGGATGATATGCAAAGTGTAATACCTCTAGCACGATATCTGGGATATAAACCAGCGGTAACAGCACCATCTGCAACAAAAATATCGGTATATCAACTTGTACCTTCTATTGGTAGTGGTACTTCTAATAGACCGGATTCAAAATATTATTTAAGAATTAAAAGTGGTATGATATTAGAATCATCGCAAAATAACATTGAATTTTATACTACTGATTATATAGATTTTAACGATGAAACCGATAGAGAAATTACCGTATATCAAAGAGATACCCTAACCGGAGAACCATCTTTGTATTTGATTAAAAAATATGGAGATGCGATATCTGGTAGAGTAAGAACAAAGCAAGAATTATTTGGAAGTTATACTCCATATCAACGAGTTTTGCTACCAGAAAATGATATTATTCAAATTATTGATGTAAGAGATGCGGATGGTAATAAGTACTATGAAGTACCTTATTTAGCGCAAGAAATGGTATTTATTGAACAACCAAATACAGCTACAAACGATCCTGACTTATATCAATTTAAAACAACTGTTCCATATATTTTAAAAACAATAAAAACACCTAAACGATTTACAACTGTAATTAATGGTGATAGTACAACAACTTTACAGTTTGGTGCAGGAGACCCAACCGCATCCGATGAATTATTAATTCCAAATCTTAAAAATGTTGGATTGGGATTGCCAAATTCTATTAATAGATTAGAAGAATCATTTGACCCAACTAATTTCTTAAAAACAAAAACATACGGGACATCACCGGCAAATACAACTTTAACTATTAAGTATTTAACTGGAGGTGGTGTTACATCGAATGTAGCTAGTAACACTATAAATAAAATTAAAGTTATAGAATATGACGAAGATTTAAATGATTTTACTGCACAAGAATTACCTCTTTATTTAAAAATGAAGAATACTATTGCTGTTGATAATGAAATTGCTGCTTCAGGTGGAAGAAGTGGTGAAACTTTACTTGAAATGAAACAAAATGCATTAGCACACTTTTCATCTCAAAATAGAGCAGTAACTGCAAAAGATTATCAAATTAGAGTATTATCAATGCCATCCAAATTTGGTGCAATTGCAAAAGCTTTTGCAACCGCAGATGGTACATTGGATAACAACTCACCATCATCTATATTAGCATCTCCAAACAATCTGCAAGAATTTACCGATTTGGTTATGAGTTTTGTAAATAAACCGGATTCAGAAGAACCAAGTGAAGCGTCTGTTAAACAAGATATTACTAAATTTTTAATAGGAAAAACATCAAACGAAAACGAAAAAAATAATCCATTTGCAGTAAATCTTTATTTACTATCTTATGATGGTAACGGTAATTTATCAAATATTAATAGAGCATTAAAAGAAAATTTAAAAACATATTTAAACGAATATAAAATATTAACCGATGGTGTTAATATGCTAGATGGGTTTGTAATAAACATTGGTGTTGATTTTGAAATCATTTGTTATCCAAATTATAATAAAGCAGAAGTGTTGGTAGAATGTGTAAATGAATTAAAAGAATATTTTATAGTTGATAATTGGCAATTCAATCAGACTATAAATTTAAGTGAAATTGAATTACTTCTTGCAAACATAGAAGGAGTTCAATCTGTTCCAATGTTAAAAATAACAAATAAATGTGGTGGTAATTATTCACCAAATTCTTATAATATTGATGCGGCTACTAAAGATAAGATTGTATATCCATCTTTAGACCCGTCAATTTTTGAAGTTAAGTTTCCTGATAAAGATATAAAAGGTAGAGTAAGATAATGGCATACTATTTTTTAACAGCATCAAAAGATGCATCGGTGTATATTCAACAACCATTTCAAAATACTGGATTGGATGAGATATTGGAAATAAGTAAAGTATATTATGGAAATATAAAAGATTTATCCAGAATATTAATAAGATTTGATATTTCACATCTTTCATCTTCATTATCAAATGGCAGCATGAAATTAGAAAACGCTACACTTGTTTTGAGACAAACCGAAAGCGAAGAAATTCCTTTAGAATACACAGTTTACGCTTATATGATTTCGGGAAGTTGGCAAATGGGAAAGGGCACTCGTTTTGATGAGGTATCTACACAGGGTGTAACTTGGGATTATAGAGAAGGTGATTCTAATTTAGAGTGGTTACCATCTGGACAATTTTCGGCGGGTAGTACTGGTTCATATGAAGGTAGAGGTGGTGTTTGGTACACTGCAAACGCAGCAAGTCAATCATTTAATTATCAAACCGCTGATATTAATATGGATGTTAAAGAATCATTAAAAAGCTGGTTAAGTGGTTCTGTACAAAATAATGGATTTATAATTAAATACAATAATTCGGTTGAAGATGATACTGAAGATTATGGAATACTTAAATTCTTTAGTAAAGAAACAAATACAATACACCAGCCAAAAGTAAGAATAGGATGGGATGACCAATCATATGTAACAGGCCAATTAAATCCATTGACGGCGAATGATATAAAAGTTAATGTTTTTAATTTTAAAAACAAATACAAAGTTAATTCAACTGCAAAAATAAGAATATTTGCTAGAGATTTGTATCCATTAAAAACATTTACTAATTCGTTTGCTTACAATACGGCTGAATATTTACCAACATCATCATATTATCAAATAAAAGATGCGGCATCAGATGATGTCATAATTCCATTTGGAAATTATTCAAAAATTAGTTGTGATGAAACTGGTAATTATATCAAAGTTAATTTTTCAAATTGGCAACCAAATAGAATTTATAAATTAGAATTTAAGGTTGAACACAACGGTGATGTTCAATTTTTTGATGAAAATATAACGTTTAGTTTAGAAAATAATTAGTATGAAAAATACTGGATTAAAAAATGAGGTTAATGTAGGCAGAATACTTGTAAGTGGTTCTTTGGCGTTAAAACCAAAAACCGATACCGGTGTTTATATCTTTGAAAATAAAGACAAGGATGGCGGCGTAATTTCTGGTAAACTAACTAAACCAAAATATGATGAGGATGAATTATTAAGAGCAATTGATACAACGATTATCGAATTAATTCCACAAGAACCACCACCGGTTGAAGATACAGTACCTAGAAGAGTTTATAATCCGGTAACGCAATCCGTAATCGATTTAACTGCAGAAGTAACTCAATTAAATAAAGAAATAGATGATTTAAGAGCAAAGGTTATTGAATTGGAAATTGTAACCGAAAGCTTACGAATAGATGTAGATAGAGAAACGATAGCATCATCAACTGCACAGAATGAATCATTTCAATATGGAACAAAAGTCCAATCTAGTATAGTTGATTTACAAAATGCTATTCAAAAAGCAACATCGGAAGCGATTCAGAGAGTTTCATTGACGGCAAGAGTTGCTTCGTTGGAAGAACAAAATAGAGCATATAAAGAACAATTGGAAGGTAAAGATGCTAAATTGGCAGAAGGTTCAAAAGTTGGTATGGATATATCTTTAAAAGTTCTTAAAAAAGGACAAGAAGGTGGTGAAGATATATTATTTAATTCAAGAGCAAATGCAAAAGGTGAAGTTACTTGGATAAATGGTCCAGATGTGGAAGTATATAATTTCTCTGCAGAAAGTGTAAACATATCATTTGAATCAACCGGAGAAACTGGAGATACTTTGGAAAAAGTAGATTCTATTACATTAGAACCAAAAGCGAAAAAAGTAATAATACTTGCGCCAAATAAAGGAGCAGTGAGAGATAAAGTTCCTGCAAAGGCGATAGGAGCAAGTAGAGATAAATTATATAAGGGTTCATTTATAGCAAAAACAACTTCATCAACGGTAACGTTGACGGTTGGTTTGCAAAAACAAAGAGGAAATAAATTTGAAGGATAATGGCAATAAAATCATTTAAGGATATTATTGATAGTAAGGGGTATCGTATAAACACCGATGATAGAATGTTATTTGAATCGGGTAATATACAATCGTTTTTTGGATTTAGTAAAACCGATTGTATTGAATTTGTTTTATACGATGCAAACGATAATCAACTACCACAACAAAACTATGGATTGGTAAGATATTTGCCACTAACTTCCGAAAATATAAGAGATTACTTTTTAGTAGCAGAGGGAACTATTTTTCAAAAATATCAATTTCCAACTGAATATTTTATTGATGCGGAAAGACTTATAAATGAGGCCGGATATAACAATGGTATTTTTAAAATTCAAATTACACTATTAAATAAAAGAGTGGGTAGTGAGGGTATGTTTGATAAATTATGGATTTCAGAAATATCACCATCCAGAACTGAAATAAGATTGTTCCCACATAGTGAAGGAAGTAAATTAAATCCTGAATTAAAAACGCGTTATGGTATTTTTATAAATGACGGTTCATTCAGAGAAGATGTTGTTAGATATGCAATTTCATTTGTTGAAAAGATTAGTCCAAATTATATAGCATCTTATTTAAAAACAAACTTTTCGGAAAGTTGGTTTAATTTATTATTAAGTGAATATCAGATTAAACAATTTGATTCATTTGCAACAACTATGTATAACAAATTTGTTGAAGCAACGATATATGAATTTACAAATAGAATTTCCGATATAAATGATTTGAATTACGGAAAGAAGAAAAATACTCCAGAATCTATTCAGTTATCAAAAGAATACGTTAAAGAAAAATGTGAAAAAATATTAATACAGGTTATAAATAAATTTTTATTGAATCCTGTTGTAAAATTTGGTTCAAAATCTAATGATACATTTGAAAGTTATGATGCTCCGGAACGTATTTTAGAAACAAAAACATCGGATTTAGATATTATGACAAATCCACCATTAATAAAAGAGGCAACTATTATTAAAACAAAAATACCTTCGGTTTTACAAAATGCAATTACAGCCGAAGTAAAAGCAAAAGAAGTATTGGCTCCAACGCAAGTTATTTTACCAGATGTCGATATGAATTTACCATTAACTAGTCCATCTGTTTTAGAAACCGAAACTGCATTTGAAGTGGGTAAGCCGAGAGGTTTATTTGCGAAGCTTAGAATGAAAAAAGGTGAAAAAATACAAAACGCTGGTAAGTTATTTAAAAAAAGAAAAAATACGGATACTCCATCTACACCCGCTGAAAGTTTAACTAAAAAGCTATTGGGTAGTGGTGATGGTAGTGTTAATACACCTTCGAGAGCTAGAGGTATGTTTGGAATTAAAGGAAGAGGTGTAGTTTTAGGAAATATGGGCACCGGAAATGTATCGGATGCAGCAACAATGGTTACAAATAATACACCGAATAATTTATCAGAGCTATAATTATAAAAGATGCCTAGATTTACACAAGACCAACCATTTGATTCTGAATTAAATAAAAATAGTCAGGATTCATTAAGACAGAATTTACTTTCTAATATTGAAAATGTAAGTCCTGTTGATGGTGTTATTTTGCCTGGTGGCGATATTGGTATTATTAAAAGTGAAAATGTAATCATACCTATAAAAAAAGATTATGATTATGCGGGTACAATTAATCAGGATGGATTTTTAGCTATTAATATTAATGCAAATGCTGATAAGTGTCTTGTAAACATAGATGGACAACCTTCATATAGAACAACACCTACTAAATTTGTATTCTCAATATCAGATATAATTGGCGTTGGAACAAAAACTATTTCATTAACCAAAGAAGGATATGAATCAAACGAGCAATATAATATATCAATAGTTCAAAATCCTAATTTTATTGATGATGGATTTAGTAATTATAGAAATACTATTACAAATTATGATGGAGTTTTGGGATTACAACCTGAACAAAAAATATTTACAAAATCAACTCCATATGTTTTTAGAATTGAAAGAGTTATAAATGGTGAAGTTGTATCAACCGATGCATCGGATTCTCCGAATGATATAAAAGAACTGTTATTTGAACTTAAAAAGCAAAATCCAAAAGATAATGCTAAAATTATAGTTCCAGAAGTTTCTACCTATAACGTAACAATAAATTTAAAAGGACCAAACAATTCTGTAAATTTAACAAACGTAAATACTTCTGAAAATATTAAACTTACAAACGAAGTAACTACGTTTATAGTAGAAACTGGTACGAATTTACAAATTGTTTCTGTAAACAATAATCTTTATAAAATATCAAAAATAACTGCAACTTCTCAAGGATTAAAACCTAGAGTATTAGAAGCATTAAATACCGATACTTTATTTTCAGAATATACAGTAGACAATAATACTGTAATTGATATTGAAAGTGAAAATATTACTATCGTACAGCAGGCCTCAAACCCTGTAATAAGATTATTAACTCCTGATGAAAATAGAAAATACAATAGAAATTCACAGGAAGATTATCCTATTATATTGGTTACTGATAATATTAATCAGATTGTAGCATATGTAAAGGATAAAACTTTTAATTTTGACATAAACTCAACTATAAATAACGCGGTAGGTGCCGCGATAGGTGGGATAGTTGCAAATCAAACTGAAAGACCTCCAACCGTAATCAGTATTCCTAAAACTGCATTTGATTCTTTGGGTAATTATAAAATTTATCTAGTTGGTAAAAATGCAGGTATAGAACTGCCACCGATTGAATTCAAACTTTCAGTTGTTGACGAATTTTTTGTTGGTGTTCCTGATATAGAATCAATTACATATCCAAAAGAATTAATAGGTGGAGATTACGTTGGTACTGATGTTGATTTTGAAATATCATACAAATCAAGAGATACGGATTTTGTAAAAATATTTGTAAATAATTCGGCAGGGTTTTATCAAGAAGGACCAAATGCTAGAATTACATTAAATGTACAAAAATTATTACAATTTAGTTCTTATACTGGCCCGAATGATGTTATTAAGCTAAATTTAAAATTAGTTCCGTACAACAATAGTGGTAATAAAGAAATTGTTGGTAAAGAAGAATTAATAACGGTTACATTTAGAGCTGGTGATTTAACAATACCAAAAGAACTTGCAATTAATAGAATTGCATCGGCATTTACGTCACAATTTGATGAATCTATTTTTGGAGATGAATCTTCTAAATACTTAAACCATTTATTACATTTAGGCGATGGTGATAGTAAAGTTGTTACTACATGGACTGGTAGTTTTGATTCACTTATATTAAAATTATACGAACCATTACCAGTTACTGTACAACCTAATCAATTAGTATGGATTTCCAAAGTACAATCAACTCCAATAATTGAAACAATAAGTTTAAGAGGTGAAACTGAAACCGCTTGTAATACTTTAAAAGGACCAAACTTTTCATTAAATCCTGATAATGGTATAGAGTTTCAAATTTATGATGATTTGGTGGGTAGTGGTTCCGTTTCATCCGTAGATGTTATTAATAGATATGCATCTACGATTGGTATTGATACACAAAAATTAAATATTGAATATATAAGTGGGTCTGAATACACATTTGGTAATTTTATTAATTTTAGTTCCGCAACGGAAAGAGTAGATAATTTTATATATAAAGTTAGATTGGTAGAATATTATAAAAATATATATTTTACTAATACGTCAACTGCTTCGGCTTCTCCATATGAATTAAATGAAGCAAATACATCGCTTAATAAAGCTAATCAACTTATTAATGCGATGGATGGGTTTGAAAAATATTTGTATTATACTACAAATACTAATTCAAATAATTTAGCATATCCTAAAACAAATAGTTCATCATCTATATTGGTTAATACTACATCTTCGTTAGTAACTATGTGGTACGATGAATTACTATCACAGGCAGAATATTACGATAAATACAATCCAAATCGTCTTACAGCAAATATACCAGAATTTTTAGT